ACTTTGAGGAAGTGATGGAATCGGTGAATGACATCGATTTTCCGCCAGTTTTCTCGCAGGTCATTCTGGAATCCGAGGTCGGTCCACAACTCATGTATGAGCTGGCGAAAAATCGGGATGAGGCGTTGCGAATTCGCGAGCTTCCTCCAATCGCTGCGGCCCGTGAGCTTGGAAAGATTGAGGCCCGCATTTCTTCTAAGGCCGCTGCAACGAAGCCCGAAACCAAGCAAGTAACCAGCGCGCCGAAGCCAATCGCTCCGATCGGAAGCAACTCGTCCGCATCCAGGAAATCCCTGGATGACCCGAGTCTTTCGTTTTCGGACTACGTGCGGATGCGTCGCGAGCAAGAAAAACGAAAGCGAAGCGGCTAGTCCCGCTCGCCAAAAACAGGAGCATAGATCATGGCTAACAGTATTCTTACACCAAGCGTAATCGCGAAAGAGCTGCTCATGCAGTTCAAAAACGGAATGGGCTTTTCGGCTAACGTCGATAAGTCATATTCTAAGGACTTCGCAAAAAAGGGCGGAAAAATCGGAACTTCCGAGAAGATTCGGAAGCCTAACCGTTTTACCGTCACAGACGGCGCAACGTATTCGGCGCAAGACGTGACCGAAGACTATGTGACGTTGACTGTCGACACGCAAAAGCACGTCGGCTTTGACTTCACTTCCAGTGAGCTGACCATGTCGATTGACGAGTTCGCGCCTCGTTATCTGAAGCCAGCCGCGCTCGCGCTCATCAATAAGGTGGATGTCGATGGCTTGGCTGTCGCTGCGAAGAACGTTGCTAATGCTGTTGGTACCGCTGCGACGACTCCTTCGGCTCTTTTGACCTACCTGCAAGCAAAGCAAAAGATCATGGAGTCGGCTGGTCCTCAAGACGATATGTACTCCTACCTGATCAATCCAGCCGCATCGACGTCGATCGTCGACGCTCTCAAGGGCCTCTTTCAAAACGGAGATGAGATCGGCAAGCAGTATAAGCGCGGTGTAATGGGCCAAGCTGCAGGAGGCGAGTGGATGGTTTCTCAAAGCATCTACAGCTCGACCTCCGGTCAACGTGGCGGCACTCCGCTTGTTAACGGCGTACCGGCACAAGGCGCGACGACTCTCGTCACCGACGGCTGGACCGCTTCGGCTGCTAACCGCGTGAAGGCTGGCGACGTTTTCTCGATCGCTAACGTTTACAAGGTTAACCCGATCACTAAGCAATCGACTGGACAGCTTCAACAGTTTGTTGTCACCGCTGACGCGTCTTCGGACGGCTCCGGTAACGCGACTCTGTCGATCAGCCCAGCGATCCATTCGACTGGATCTCTGCAAAACGTCGATGCTCTTCCAGCGGACAACGCTGCACTGAGCTTCACGCTTGGCGGCGCTTCGGTTGGCACGTCGGCAGTAACCGCTCACAACATTCTCATGCACGAACAAGCCTTCGGCCTTGCCTTCGTTCCACTTGAGAAGCCTGACGGTGTTCACTTCGCCGCTGTCGAGACTGACCCAGAGACTGGAATCTCGATCCGCATCATCCGCGACTACGGCTTCTCTTCGGACAAGTTCCAATGTCGCGTCGACGTCGCTTACGGCTGGGCCGCGCTTCGTCCTGAATGGGCCTGTAAGATCCTCGGCTAGTTCAGCTTCATAGTTCGTCGGGCCGCTCGGTTTCACTGAGATTCGGGCGGCCCGTTTCAAAACTAGGTGTGAGGGTACAATGCGCCATTATACGAAGTTCAAGGAAGAATCGAAGTGAGTACGGGCCGCGATCTAGTCTCCGCATCGTTGCGTTTGATTGGTGCTCTAGCCTCGGGTGAAACGCCTACGGCTCAGGAGGCTACGGACGGCCTCGCGTCCTTAAACGGGATGATTGGGTCATGGAGTAACGAGGCGCTCATCATTTATGCGCATGTTCGGGAAGAGATCACTCTTGTCCCGGGTACTGCTGCTTACACCATGGGGCCGACTGGCGATCTCGTTACAACTCGGCCTATGAAGATCGAAAATGCGATGATTCGAGACGAAAGCGCGTCTACCCCGATTGAGTATCCGGTCAATATTCTTTCTCAAGACGAATGGGCCAATATCATTGCTAAGAGCGTTTCGATAACGATCCCAAATAGCATCTATATTGAAGGCACTTTTCCTAACGAGACGATAAACGTTTATCCAGTTCCTGCCGCTGCTAAAAAGCTAGTTCTCATGAGCACTAAGGCGCTGACTGAGATTGCAACGCTGGATACCGAAGTATCTTTTCCTCCGGGTTATTACGAGGCACTTAAGTACAATCTTGCGATCCGCCTTTCAGACGACTTTGGGCGTCCTCTAACGGAATCAATCGTCTCGATCGCCAGTGAGTCAAAGGCTTCTCTGAAACGAAATAATCACAGGCCATCTTATCTCCGGGTCGATCCTGCACTTCTAGGTAGGAGAGTGTTCAACATTCTGACCGGCGGTTATAACCGATGAGGTTTCCCGGATTCATCGGACCTAGCTACGTCTCTCAATCGGTTAATGTCGATTGTCAGCGAAGCATTAACTGGTTCCCAGAGCTGAATGCCCTTGGGACTGGTAAAGCGCGCGAAGTCGCGTCTTTGGTTCCGACTCCGGGGAAACGACTACTCCTGACGCTTCCTAAAAGTCCAGTTCGAGCACTTTGGAGGGCGTCCAACGGAGGACTTTTCGCAGTCGCTCGTGAGAGTATTTATAAGATTTCCCAAGATTGGGTCGCCACAGAATTGGGATCCATGCAGACCTCAAGCGGATTTGTGTCTATCGCCGACAACGGTACGCAAGTGGTATTTGTCGACGGAGTTGACGGGTACGAATACAATATTGAGACATCTGTATTTTCTGAAATTACCGATCCCGAGTTCTATCCTGCCAATTTCGTCGCGTTTCAAGACGGCTACTTGATCTTTAATAAAGCAGGAACTAATCAAGCGTTCTTTTCTGGACTATATGACACGTCATTTGACGGTCTTGATATTTTCTTCGCAGAGGGAAGCCCTGATCCAATTAACGCGATCGTTTCGAATAATCAAAACGTCTTTGTATTTGGGCCGCAAGCTATCGAGGCGTTCTACAATTCAGGTGACGCCGATCAACCGTTTACTCGCATACAAGGGGCGGTAATTGATACCGGATGCGTTGCTCCGGGTACGATCGTCAGGCTTGAAAGTTCACTATACTTCGTTGGCGGTGGTGAAACTGGCGGCGGTATCGTCTACGCAATGAGCGGATACCAGCCGCAGCGTATTAGTACGCCGTCAGTGGAGGCGGAAATTCGCTCAGTTCCTACTGAAGACCTATCCAGAGCTACCGCCTATGCTTATCAGCAGGGCGGACATTTATTTTACTGTCTAAATCTTCCAGGCTCCTCCTCTACTTGGGTTTACGACGCTTCGACGCAACTATGGCACGAGCGCTGCTATTTGAACTTCACGCAGCTAGAGCGGGATTTAGCGGAGTGCCACGCATTCGCCTACAACGAGAACGTAGTGGGCGATTATTCGAGCGGGAAGCTTTACGCGCTTGATCAGGATTACACGACGGATAATGGGATTTCGATCAAAAGATTACGCCGATCTCCTCACGTCTCAGAAAAATTGGTTAGACTCCGCCATGATTCTTTCCAGCTCGATATGGAGACAGGAGTCGGGACGAGCGGAACTGGCCAGGGCACTGACCCGAAAGTGATGATGCGATGGTCAGACGACGGCGGTCACTCATGGTCAAACGAGCAGTGGGTGTCATGCGGGAAGATTGGCGAATACAGAACTCGCGCCATTTGGAGAAGGTTAGGGATGTCTCGTGACCGCGTCTATGAGGTCAGCATCACCGATCCTGTGAAAGCCGTATTGATCGGAGCCGAGTTGGACGTGGAAGGAGGGGCGTCGTAATGCCTTCAAACCTTCCACCGCTTCCTTTAAGAATCCCGATGCTAAATGACTTGGGCCTAATCAATCAGGCTTGGGCCGATTGGTTTACTAAGGCATTTCAGCGCATGGGCGGTCATATCTCATATACTAACGATGAGTCTATCATCACCGAGCGCATCGAGGACGAGGCGGTAACGGCTGCAAAGCTCGCGGCCTCAGTCGCGGGAGATGGATTATCGGGCGGAGCGGGTTCGGCGTTGTCTGTATCCACTGATAACTCTACGCTCGAAGTCTCTGGAGATCAGGTCCGAGCGAAGGATCTTGGAATCACGCCTGCTAAACTTGCCGGGAGCATTCCATTTGCGAAGTTCCTAAGCACTGACTGGTCCAGCTCGCACGCATCTGGCGGTTACCAAAAGCTTCCGAGCGGCCTCTATCTACAGTGGGGCGTGACTGGAAGCTTGAGTTCAGGAACTACGACCTCAACGTCGTTTACCACGGCATTTCCGACCGCTTGCCTTCAAGTCTTTGCGTCGGTCCGAAACAATAGCGCCGTCGCAACTGGCGCGAATGGGCAATGGGGAACGGGTAATTATAGCACGACTGCGTTTGATCTTTATAACCGAACGAGCGTTGCGCTTACGTTCAATTGGTTCGCGATAGGAAATTAGATGGAAGCTAAAGATATCGAAATTATAAATCAAGTCGAGCATGAGCCCAGCCAATCCGAACAGCGGGCAAAAATCGTCGCGCTTGAAGCCGCAATGCGCGCTATGCCAGAGCATCAAATCATTTTGGAGCCTAAGCACTATTTCGCCGAGTCGCTTTATGCGCGGGAGTTGTTTATTCCGAAAGGGACGACTCTCACAGGTAGAATCCACAAGACTGAGCATCTATGCGTTCTAAGTCTAGGTGAAGTGTCAGTTCAGACCGAGACTGGAATTGAGCGCATTAAAGCTTCGACTGTCGTGCTTTCAAAGCCTGGAATAAAGCGAGTGCTTTACGCGCATGAGGATTCCGTTTGGATCAATTTTCATCATCATCCGACGAACGAGAAGGATCTCGATAAGATCGAAGAGATTTTCACGGTCGGGACTTTTGAAGAACTAGAAGCCTTCGAGGCTCAAAAACTTTTGGGAGGGGTCTAATATGTCATTCGTAGCCGTAGCGGTCGGAGGTGGGGCTTTACTCGGCTTCGGCGGGGGCATGATGCAAGCGAATGCGGCAAAAAAGGCCGCACAGGAGCAAGCAGCAGCAGCCCGTTACGCCGCTGATATGCAGTATAAAATGTATCAGCAGCAGCGATCCGACTATGAGCCTTGGCGACAAACTGGCATAGGGGCTCTGAGTGATCTCGCAAATCCTGACTTTAAGCGCGATTTCACAATGTCCGACTTTCAACAGGATCCAGGTTACGCTTTTCGGATGGCGGAAGGGCAAAAGGCACTTGAACGTTCGGCGGCTGCTCGCGGTGGGCTCCAGGGCGGCGGTACGCTTAAAGCGTTGGCGAAATACGGACAGGACTTTGCCTCGAATGAGTACGGAAATGCTTATAACAGATTCAACGCGGATCGTGACCGCAGATTCAACCGGCTTTCGTCACTCGCAGGGCTTGGGCAGACGGCCACGGGTCAACTGGGCCAAGCCGGTCAAAACTATGCAAATCAAGCAGGTCAAAACCTGATGGGCGCAGCCAACGCCATGGGCGCATCAAGAATTGCTCAGGCGAACGCATGGGGCGGAGCCATGAATAACGCCTCAAACTTAGGAATGCAGGGCCTTTGGATGAGTAAATTTAATCAAGCCCAAGCTCAACCCGGAACCTACTCTTCAGGAGGTACGCCTACCGCTGGCCAGGCTTACCCAATGCAGTTCACACCGGCATAAGGAGCTAACATGATCGACGCAGGAATTTACCAGGGACTCAAGCAGTATGAAGCTCCAGACATGATGGGCATGGCTGGCAAGGCTATGACGCTTCAGCAGATGGCGATGCAAAACCGGAAGCTTCAATCGGACGCCGATGAAGACGCCGCGATCAAATCCGCGTTCGCTCAAAACATCGGCGCAGATGGGAAGATCAATCAAGCTGGTGCGTTGTCGGCGATCGGGAAAGTGAGCCCTACGAAGGCGCTTCAATATCAGGAGCAGTTTACTAAAAATGCAGCAGCACAGGCTGAAAATTTTTTAAAGGTTAGGGCGGCAGCTCTGCCGACCATGGAGCACTTGGCTGGGCTCAAGGAAGAAGAGCGTGCCGCTGCTTATCCCGCTGCGATGGCGTATTTAGAAAAGAACGGGGTGCCGATGGATCGTGTTCCAAAGGATCCAGAGACGGGGCTTGCAATCTATGACCCAGGCCATTTCGCTCAATCATACGGTACACTAAAGAACACGCCAGAATATCTGGATCAAATGCTAAAGAAAGCCAACATAAACAATTTGAACGCACAGGCGGAAAAGAACCGGAGAGAACGCAGCTCCCCAGAGGCAACTTTTAAGAAGCTACCTAAAGAAAAGCAGGATCAAATCGAGGGCGTAGGGAAAAAACAAGCTAACTTAATCGCAATCAACAACGAGATTAAGTCCGCATTTGAGCAGCTTAGTGATCCCGCTCTAAGCGAAGACGACAAGATCAAGGTTGGTGAGGGCCTTTTAAAAACTCTTAACTCTACCCAAGGATCAGACGCCGTTGGCGCTGAAGAAGCGAATAGGCTTGGAAGTTATCTAAAATATAAATTAGCAAACTTCACTGAGCCGGGTGCATTTGTAGGGCGTGACTTAGATCAATTTACTCGCCAGGTTGGGCTTGTATCTAACAAGCTCGACGCCGCCTATCAGAAGAATGATGAGGCAATTAAGAATATGTATGCGGGTGGAAGCGGACAGTCCCCGGCGCTCACGTTACCGGCCGATGATCATTCGTCATGGGCGAGCAAGATTGGAGTTGGAGGGGTTAAGAAAGCAGTAGCATCTGGAGACGCTCCCGCACTTCCACCCGTTCCGAAAGGCATGGTCAGAATGAAGTCGCCTTCAGGCGCTTATAAACTCGTTAGCGAATCCCAGGTCGTGGAAGCAATCGCGGCCGGTGGGGAAAGGGTTAAGTAATGGCGGGCGAGAAGGCTCAAAAGGCCGCGAAAAAATTCGATTGGGATTCAATCCCTGATGAGCAGTTACCTGGGCGATCCACCAAGTTCGATTGGGATTCTATCCCTGACGAGAAGTTGGGGCCTAGCGTTGGTGAGTCGTATGCGCGCGGATTAAAGCAGGGCGCTACGTTTAATTTCTCTGACGAGCTGGGCGGAAGAATCCAACAGGGCGCTGACGCAATAGCGGGTATGTTCGGTGATTCTGTTACCGATACGAATGCAAAACTACGCGCTCAAGGATTTACCGGGGACATTGGGCCGACTAGCTCCCGTGAGCTTTACGTTAAAGCTAGGGACGAAGAGCGCGCATTAGACCAAGCCGCGAAAGCAGCTAATTCGAAAGCCTATGTCGGCGGCGAACTATCCGGCGCTCTTGTGACCTCGTTTATTCCAGGAATGAACGCTGCAAGCGGCGCGAAGATTGGCGCGCATATGGGGAAGGCGGCCATGCAAGGCGCTATTTCTGGCGCAGGAAATACTGAGAACGATGTCACGAGCTTAGAAGGAATTAAAGACATCGGGATGAGCGCAGGAATTGGGGCTGCAATACCTCCGGCGATTCGGGGCGCGGTGTTAGCCGGAAAGGGTGGAATTGCAGCGGCCAAGTGGGTCGCTCAAGGCGTCGGCAAGATGGGCAAAAAAGCATTTGCGAATGCTTCGGGTATGCCGGTTGAACTCGTTGAGCATTACATGGCTCACGCAGATGACGTGAACTCGGCGCATACACTGGAAGCCATCAAAGATCAGGCGGATGAGTTCTACTCCGGTCGTGAGCAGATGACGAATGCCGCCATGAGTAAGGCGGACGAAGCGGAAAAAGCGCTTTCCCAAGCTAAAAATGAAACTCGTTTTCGGCTTCAAGATGAAAAGTATCAGGCGCAATTAGCTAAAGCGGACGCAGAAAAAACGGCCTCGTTTCTGCCGATGGAAATCGACGAAGCCGTTTCCGATGCAGTTCGAGATTTGCGCACTAACTTATCCGAGAAGTCGGCCGCCGCTTGGGACGCGCTCCCATACGGCGGATCTGAGAAGGCCATTGGAAAACTTAAGGGGTCAATCACCGCAAAGAT